AGACAATTCGCATTTGACATTGACGATATGTTAGCTGCTCAGAACTCTTACGGTGCTGGTGGTACTTCATACGGTCTATTTGACAATGACGAAGAAATGGCATTAAACTTAGGATTCTCTGGATTCAGAAGAGGTTACGACTTCTACAAAACTGACTGGAAATACCTAAACGACCCTACAATGAGAGGGGATTTACCAACAAATACTGGTTCAGGTAAAGTAAATGGTTTACTAGTACCAGCAGGTTCAACTAGCGTATACGACCAAATTCTTGGTAAGAACGCTAAGAGACCTTTCTTACATGTAAGATATAGAGCTTCAGAAACTGAAGACAGAAGATATAAGACGTGGATTACTGGTTCTGCTGGTGGTGCTGCGACTAACGATATCGATAACATGCAAGTAAACTTCTTGAGTGAAAGAGCTGTATGTACTTTAGGTGCAAACAACTTCTTTATATTCAATCAGTAATAATTAATTCAAAGGGGTGTAGCAATACGCCCCTTTTTTAAATTTTAAATTAAATTAAATCAAATGAAAAAAGATAAAACTTCCACAAAAAAAGTGGATACTGTTAAAGTAAAATCCACAAAACCTAAATTAAATTTAGAAGATAAAGCATACAAGCTCACAAGAGAGGTAGCTCCTTTATCATTAATATTAGCATCAAGACATACTAATCGTGTGCCTTTATTATATTTTGATGAAGACACAGGAGTAAATAGACCCCTGAGATATGCAAGAAACCAAAACTCTCCTTTTCAAGATGAGCAAGATGATAACGCTATACTTGAGCCTATCGTATTTGAAGATGGTTTTTTATTTGTTCCTAGAACAAATCAAGTACTGCAAAAGTTTTTAAGTTATCATCCTGGTAACGGAACAATATTTACAGAGATAAACAAGAAAAAAGAAGCTCAAGATTTAGTAGACAACTTAAACGCAGAAGTCGATGCTCTTATTGAAGCAAGACAGCTTGATGTAGAACAAGTTGAAAACGTAGCTAGGGTATTATTTCAAAGAGATGTTACTACTGTGAGTACAGCAGAACTTAGAAGAGATATTTTAGTTTTTGCTAAAAGAGACCCTAAAGGATTCTTAATGTTATTAAAAGACCCTATGCTTAAATTGAATGCAACAATTCAGACAATGATTGATAAGAACTTGTTGCAGCTAAGGAACAAAAACAAAGAAGTATGGTATAACACTCCATCTAATAAAAAGAAAATGTGTAATATTCCATACGGAGAAGACCCTATGTTTATCATTGCATCATTCTTTCAAAGTGACGAAGGCCTTGAGTCTTACAAGCACTTAAAAACGCTTGCAAAAAATTCGTAACTTTGTTTTTTGTTTAACCCATAAATTTTTTAACATGGCAAAATATATAACACTAGATACAGCAAGTGACGGTAATGTACACATTAACACAGATTCAATTCTTTACGCAGAGACTGCAAGCTCTACTGCTGGAGAAATTTATCTTACTAATGGAACACACAAATTAACGGTTACTGGAACTGGATTAACTTCAGGATTTGGTGAGAATGTAAATGCAGCTCTTGTAACAGCAGCAGAAACTTCTTGGACAAATGCAGCAGTACCAGTATCGAAAGATGGTGGACTAGTATTTACTAGTATCGCTATAGGAACAATTTAATCCTTCCTTTACTATCGACAGCGAGAAAGCACCCAAATTCAGGGTGCTTTTTTATTTTGTTTATCTTTGTATTAAACTTTTTTAAATGATAAATTCAGTAAGAAATACTGTGCTTGCAATTATTAATAAAAATAACTATGGATATATATCACCTAGTGATTTTAACTTATTTGCAAAACAAGCACAACTAGATTTATTTGACGAATATTTTTTTAATTATAATCAGCAAATTAATGAAGAAAATGCTAGGGTATCAGGAACTGGTTATGCTAATATAAAGCTGGGCTACGAAGAAGTTATCGATACATTTTCTGTTACTTCCTTTTTAACACAAAAAACTTTAGGTACAAGTGTTTATTATTTACCATCAACCACAACAACAGGCACTGATTATTATTTATTAAATAAAGTTCTTTGTTATTCGGCAGGAAATTTTTTAGGGGAAGCAGAAAAAGTAACACATTCTAAAATAACTCAATTAAATAATTCTATATTGACAGCACCTAATACTATTTTTCCAGCTTATACTCAGGAGGGCGATTCAATTACAATATTTCCTACTACTATAAACAGTGGACAAGATGTACAAGCTCAGTATATTAGATATCCGAAAGACCCAAAATGGACTTACGTAAATCTTTACAATGGTGAGCCTTTATTTGACCAGTCAGCAGCAGATTATCAAGACTTTGAATTACCTATTGATGACGGAAATGATTTAGTAGCAAGGATTTTACAGTATGCAGGTATTTCAATAAGAGAAAAAGATGTGTTTGAATTTGGAAAATTAGAAGAACAACAATTGGATAATCAAAAATAATTATGGCATATATAAATCAAAATCAATATTATACTAACGGTGGTGTTAATCCAACCAATAATAATTGGGGTTCATATCAATATACTTCTTTAAAAGATATAGTGAACAATTTTTTATTAATGTATCAAGGAAACCATGAAATGATTAATAATGTCAATCGTTTTAAAATATTGTTTCATGCTAAAAGAGGAATACAAGAATTAAATTACGATGCACTCAACGAAATAAAAGCATTAGAATTAACAATCTATGATGATTTAAAGTTTGTTTTACCTTCTGATTATGTAAATTGGGTAAAGCTATCTTTGTTTAAAGATAATGTAATACGTGATTTAGTTGAAAATATTCAAGTTCAATCTGCAACACAATATGTTCAATCGGGCAGTTCTACATTTACTTATGATAGTAGTAATAATGTTAACACAAAAACATCTACTTTAGACACATCAAGAACTAATGGTTCGCTTAAAAGTATTTATTTAAATGATGTAAGAGAAGAGGCAGTAAACCCTGGTTGTAATAATTGTGAGGATGATATTTATCAATCAAGGATAGGGGCTCGTTATGGTCTTAATACTGAGACAGCTAATTTTAATCCTACGTTTACGATAGATAAAGCTAATGGAGTAATAAATTTTGACTCGACTATGGCTAACCAACAATGTATTTTACAATATATTTCAGATGGTATGGAAAATGGTAATGATTCAAATATTAAAGTGAATAAATTATTCGAAGATTATTTATATGCGTATATAAAATATTCATTATTAAATAATAAATTTGGTGTACAAGAATATATAGTAAATAGAGCAAGAAAAGACAAACAAGCTTTACTTAGAAACGCTAAAATAAGATTGAATAACATTCACCCGAGTAGATTACTTATGAATTTAAGAGGGGAGAATAAGTGGATAAAATAAAATGGCAAACCTTCAAAGAAATTTTATAGCAGGCCGTATGAATAAAAGCCTTGAGCAAAGGCTTTTACCAAATGGTGAGTATACAAATGCTGTTAATGTAAGACTTGGTTCTACTGAACAATCTGAAATAGGTTCTGTTGAAAATTCTAAAGGTAATACTAAGTTAACAGAAATAACTTATTTTAACGGCACGCCTCTTAGTAGTAATGCAAAGTGTATAGGAGCTTTTGAAGATAGCGCTAATGAAACTCTTTATTGGTTTGTTCACGACCCAAGTTTTACACTAGGAGCAACAGGAAAGCTTGATTTAATAATTTCTTTTAACATACAAACAGGAGGTATTATTTACCATGTAATAAGTATTAACAATGGTTCAAATGCTAATACTACATTAAATTTTAATCCTGAGTTTTTAATAACAGGGATTAACAAAATTGATAATTTATTATTTTTTACAGATAACACGAATCCTCCAAGAGTAATTAACATAGAAACTAATTATCCTAATCCTTTAAATAATATAGACCAGTTTACAGCTAGACAAATACAAGTTGTAAAACAACCACCCTTACAAGCGCCTACAATTCAATTAATTAAAACGTCTAGTGAAAGAACTTTTTTGACAAATAATTTTATTTGTTTTGGATATAGATATAGATATGAAAATGCTGAATATTCAGCAACTTCTCAATTTAGTGAGCCAGCCTTTGAGCCTGGTCCTTATAATTTTAGTGCACAAAGTTTTGAAAACACTGGAATGGAAAACAGGTATAATGGAGCAATTATATCTTTTAATTCTGGTAGCTCTTTGGTGAAAGGAATAGATTTATTATATAAAGAGGCTAATGACCCAACTATAAAAGTTATTGAAAGAATTAATAAATCAGAAGTTGGAATGTCTAATAATACGTTTTATACTTTTGAATTTTCAAATAAAAAAATATTTTCTGTTTTACCAGAAAGCGAAATATTAAGACTATACGATAATGTTCCATTAAAAGCTAAAGCACAAACATTGATGGCTAATAGACTTGTATATGGAAACTACATAGAAGGCTACGATTTAAAAGATACTTTTAATCAACCATTAACTTTGAGTTATATTGCATCTTTATCAACTTCAGGTATTTCATTAAACACATTAACAACTACAACTAATAACAGTCAAACTTACACGGCTTTTGGTCAAAACCAGTCAATAGATGACAGTACATTGGGAATTAATTTTAGCTCTAATACAAGTCAGCTTGTAGTTGGTGCAACTATTGATTTCTCTATAACATTCGAGCATGATTCATTTGTAGGGACTAATCCTCCTGACACTACAACACCTAGCACAACGGTTAGTTTTAGTTACACTTTAATTCAAGATTTTACAGGAAGTTCTACACCTATACAAGATTTAATTGCTTCAGAGGATTTTAAAGCAAAGATGGGAACTGTCAGCACAGAAATACAAACTGTAGCTAATGCACAAACAGGAGCAGGAGTTACTTTTACTGACCAGTTTAATTTTGTTTTACCAGCCACTTTAGGAACATCTACAGTTTATGATATAAATCAAACAGGTGTTTTAAGTACAACCGGTGCTTTACCCGGAGTAGGAGGTCCTATATATGCAACAGCACCTCTTGGTCAAAATTTATTACAATTAACTTTACTATCCGCTCAATATATTGAAAATGGTGGAACTAATTTAATTGTAGAATATTTTAAAATTACTGCGGCAGAAGCAACTATTCAAGAGGTTAACAATACAGGAAGTCTTCACAGTAATAGAGGTTATGAGGTTGGTATTATTTACATGGACTCATTTAATAGAGCATCAACTGCTTTAGTAAGTAAAAACAACACTGTTAATATTCCTTGCTCAAACTCTATAACTAAGAATGAAATTATTATAACTATACCTGTTACTCAAAGAGCACCTAAGTGGGCAACAAGATATAAATTTTGCATAAAAGCTGATACAGATACTTATGACACTATTTACTCTGGTATATTTTTAGAAGATGATAACACTGATAATGTTTATTTTTTACTTGAAGGTGATAATATTGGTAAAGTAAAAGATGGTGATAAATTAATAGTAAAAAGAGATTCTAATGGCCCTTTATCTTCGTGTACAGTTGCTACTGTTCTTGAAGTAGTTCAACAAGAAAAAGATTTTATAACCGTTACAAGAGCTGGTCAAACTATTCCAATACCTCCAGGTGTTTACATGAAAATGAGTTCTGTCACATTTAGTGCAATTATGCAAGATGATGATGTTATAGATGTAAAGGTTGAGCCTGTAACAGAGCCGGCTACAAATAAATATCCAGTATTAGCATATCCATTTTTTACAACTGATACGTCTGGAACTAAAACAAATTATAATTTTCCCGTCGGCACAAGAGTTGTAATGAGAATTGAGCAGAATAGAACCAAAGGAGGAAGAGGTTGTGAAGAAAAAACTAATATTATTGAACACACTTTTATTTGTAGACAAACTTATGCAGACGCACTAGCTTTCTTTAATGGAGAAAACGTAGGAAAGGTAATAGAAAATAATGCTTTAAGTAATCCTTCGGATATTGAAAACGTATATGTAACAAATACTTCTGGAG